TTCGATCTGGTGGTTGCGGTTCTCGATGTGCTGCGAGTCGGAAGCGCTGTTCGCCCACTTCTCGGCTTTCACCCCGTCCTCGAGGATCATCCACTTGTGGGCGTTCTCGGCGCCGGCCGCCCGCTCGTCCAGGCTGTCCTTGATGTTTTTGTACTGCTGGTCGTCCAGCTTCGCCGGGTGGTACAGCGCGCCGCCGGCCATTACGCCATTCTTGAAAATCCGGGCGGCCGCTTTTTGCGCCTGCAAGGCCAGGCCGATAGCCTCACGCGCCTTTTTGATCCTCGAAATACCAACCAGCCCGTGCTCGTCATCGGACAGGTCGGCAAGATGGAGGATGTCACGAGCTGCAAGGGTGACGATGTTGCCGCTGGGCGTCTGGTACTTGTACCGAACGGTGAAGTCGTCGTTGAACTCTGGTGTCACCTTGTTCGAGTCCAGCGGGATCAGGCGAATGACCGTGTTACCGCGCCAGATCACCCGGGCGTAGGCATTCCCGTGCTGGAGCACCTTAAGCTGCATCGTGCTCTTGAACTTGTACGCCCCCTGGTGGTCGTTCGGCTTTTGCCGCAGGACCTTGTACAGAGGATGCAATGTTGCGTGCGCCTTCTCGTCGCCGCGCTCGAGCAAATTCAGCGGCAGCATGCCGATCGACTCGGAAATCAGGCTCACGCACCGCAGGATGGCCATGTTCTCCAGCGATTTTGATGCCGTCACGTACTCGCCGCTGGAGGTCTCGCCGCCGCGCATATAGTCCAGCAGATCCGCACTGGTCATTGACGCAAATACATGGCCGACTGCAGAGCGCGACTGAGTGTCCGGGGCGCTTTTCTTTGCCCGGAATCGGTCAAATAGTCGCATGGGTTTCCTTAAGCAAAACGAATGCCGCGATCGGCATAGGCCGAAGGCTGCTTCTTGGGTGCGGTCTGCATCACGCCGATGGCCATGAGCAGCGCGACGATGTCGTCGATCTTCTCCGGCGACCGTTTCTTGTCCGGCGCCGTATTCAGGTTGGCGTCTGTGCGCGCAACCAGGTTGGATGCGCACCAGTTCAGCACCGGGTCGCTGCCGTGAGCGAGATTGCCCTCGACGTAGGCCAGCTCCAGCGCCTGCATGGCCGGGTGGTAACTCTTCGGACCCTGGATAAACTCCTGCAGCGGCACGTTCAGTTCCTGCAGCTTCTGCACCAGCTGCGTCGCGTTCCACGAGTCGTATCCAATCATCTGGATGTTGAAGCGCGCTTTTGCCGCCACGATGCATTTCTGCACCTCGTCGTAATCGGTCACCTCCCCGGCCGTCTCGATCAGGTGACCCGACTGGACCCAGGCGTGGTACGGCATCAGGCCGCGTTCGGTACGGCCCTTCACGGCCTCGCCGGGTACGAATCGCCAGCCATGCGTGTACAGCACGCCGTTGACGTCCCACACCAGGCGGAACGACGTCAAGTCGCGCGTGCTGGCAAGGTCCAGGCCGCCCCAGCACGGGAACTGGCGCAGCCACTCCAAGTCGACCGCGCACTTACAGGCCTTCCACTTGACCAGGTTGACCCAGCCGCCGGCGGCCGCTGAAGGCCGGTTCAGCCGCTTGATCTTGAATTCGGCGTGCCGGCCCGGCATGGACTTGGCTTCGACCGCCTCCTTCCGGATTTCCTTCATCAGGAGGGGGTTGACCTCCATCAGCGGATTCGCCTTGATCCACTTCGTCTCGTCGAAGTCGCCGTCGGCGGCGATGCCGGCGTTCTTGTCTTCGTCGTCGACGGCGAAGTACACCGCCAGGAAGTGGTCCGCGGGGACCAGGCCCTGCAGCAGCTGCTTGGCGAAGTGCCGGATCTCCCCCCACGGACCCGGGTTGGTGTAGCCCTCGGTCGTCGTGTAGAGGAAAAGCGGATTCTTACGCGCGCCGGCCGCCGACTTCAGCACGTTCAGCAGGTCGTGGTTCTTATGCGCGTGCACCTCGTCGATCCCGCAGTGGGACGGGTTCAAGCCGTCCTGCGTGCTGGCCTTCGAGTTGATGGGCTTGAACGATCCGCCGACCTCATACCGGGCGATCGAGTCGACGAAGCCTTCCAGCGTGAAGTTTTCGCGCAGGTCGGCCAGCTTGTCGACGATCTTCTTTGCCGTGTTGAACACGATGCGCGCCTGCGAGCCGGTCGTCGCGGCGCTGATCACCTGCGGCCCGTTCGTGTGCTCGCAGCAGAAGCAGTACAGCAGGATGGCCGAACACAGGAACGACTTGGCGTTCTTCCTGGCCACGGCAAATAGCGCGGTGGTGAAACGGCGCGTGCCGTCGAGATTGCGGAACCCGAACAGGTTCACCACGAAGAAGATGTGCGACTCGTGCATTACCACGTTCTCGGTGTCCCATTCGCCCTCGACGTGCGGCAGCTTCTCGATGAAGTCGCAGGGGTCACAGGCGTGCCAGGGATCGAACTTGAAGGGCGATTTCGACGTCGCATTCGAGACGCCGGTTGCGTGGTCGTACTTCGCGCGCTTCAGGTCATGCAGGAATCGCTCGGCCGCCAGCCGGAACCAGCGGCCGAACCGCTTCCCCTTCTTGTCGGCAACCGCGGCTTTCGCATAGTCGATCGCCACCTGGATGTAATCACGCGGCCCCTGGTCGCTTGCCATTGCCGGCGAACTTGTTTCCTTTCTTTTCCTCGCCGCCATTTGGCTTCACCTTCCCCTGGGCAACCGGCGTCAGGCCGAAGTCGTTGATCATGCTCTGGAGGGTGCTGATCATGCTGGCGGTCGGGGTCTCGTTGGCGATCCACATCTGGGTGACAGCACCATGCAGCGCGCACATATGCCCGAATGCGGACAGGCCGCCCTCCGTGAGTAATTTGTTGGCCGTCAGGATGGGCGCCAGGCGCTTCCACTCGTCGACGGCATGTTTGTTTTTCAGCCACTTCGGTGGCGCCGGCGGCGCGTCGATCGGCGGCAGCTCTACCGCAGGCGGCGGCGCCGCGCGGCAGGGCTGGTTCGTGCCCGAAATCACCTTCAGGGCCGCGGCCTTTTTCGGTGGTCCGGGCATGCAAAAACTCCTCGAAAACGTCGAAATCCGTTTTTTCTATCCTGCACGCGCAAAAAAAAGGCTGCATGGCCGGTTTCCGGCGACCGGGCGCAGTACTTTTCACCCCCCCTGGGGTGGCGCGTCAGCCTCGGGCAGCGCGTTTCCATCGTGCGGTGCGGCGCCGGGTCGAGCCGGGTTCAGCCTCGATCGGAAAGCCGTCAAGGCCAACGGCAACGCGCGGCTTGTAGCCGAGGTCTTCATTGGTCTTCTCCTCGTGGCATTCGTGGTGCAGCACCTGCATGTTGTCGTCGTCGTTGGTGCCGTCGTTTGCCAGTGCCACCTTGTGATCCAGCTCGAAGCCGGATGGGAACGTGGTGACGCGGCCGCAGCGCGCGCACACGCCTTGATCGCGCAGCCAGACCCGTTCACGCTGGCGCTGCAACGCTCGGCCGCGCAAGCGCTCGACGGTCATGGTCCACGCATCCGATGCAGGCGCCGCACGTAGATGCGGCGATCTACCAGGGACAGCATCAGGGCAAGCCCGATCACGGCGGCCAGCAGCTGGCACCCTTCGATGATGGCGGCGGTCATGCCTTGCTCCTTTGCGGCAGAGCCTTGATGATGTCGAGCAGGTTCATACCGCGCTTGCTGTAGCCCTTGGCACGCAGCAGTTCGGTTGCCGCTTCAGTCTCGGCCAGGTGCTGCGCGATGCGGTTGACGGCGGCGGCGTCGGCCTCCTTGCTCAGCATAGCTGGGCGGGTGCCGAGTACAGCACGCACGATTTGGTCGCGGTACATAAGGGTCACGTCTGTCATGGTTGGCTGTCGCTAAGTGCGATGCGGTTCTGTTCGATCTGGATGAGCATCAGCACCCAGCGGCGCTCATCTTCGTGGGCCAGCTGGACGTACATGCACACCTCAAATATATAAGTTTAAAAGCTAATATATGTTGACTAAACTTATATTTAGTCTTATACTGCTTTACATGAACTCGATCACTTGGAAAACTAAGGCAATCAAACAAGCGCGCAAGCTGGATGCCAAGCACGCAGCGCAGATTTCGGTTGCTGTGAAAGCTCTGGCGATGATGCCGAACTGCCAGAATGTGAAAGC